AATAGGTAAAGTTTTAATCTCACCCCAATAGAAACAATCTTTAAAGTGAGGGTCTTCAGTGTAGCTGTATACAACATTAGCTGGGTCTACATAAGATATTTGAACTCCAGCTCCTTGCAAAAACTCATGTTTTGCAACAGACATTCCTACCACCATTGCATCATAATCTAATTGTTTTCTGATATCAACATAGTGGTTTTCTTCAAACATAGTATCTATTGCTTCTTCTTCTGCTATCTCAATAGCAGGTTTATATTTAAGATTCATATACAAAGAAAGCTCTTCATCTGATGTAGGAAGGTCGTCAGGGTTCATTACAAAAGGGTCTACTCCAGTTTGTTCTTGAATAATAGATAGCACATCTTTAGCAGCCATTTGACCCTCAATCATATCTTGGTATTTGCTTCTCTTAGCTTGCGATAGTGCATCCTGTGCAAAGGTGTCCAATCTAAATTTAGATAAGACAAGTCTCCATCTACTGCTATTTCGTTTTTGTATTTTGCTATAGACTGCTCGCCTCTTGCATATAAACGCAGTCTATGAAAGTCTCTCCATTGATTGTAGTACCTGCATTGGTTTCCATCTTTCTTGAACCATTCATATTGAATGGCTTGTCCTATTTGCAAACCAAATTCATCCGTTGCTTTTTCAGCATCAGAAACAAATTGGCTAGGAAAACCTACAGATGCAATGTCTATTTTAACATCTTTCATCTATGTAATTAATTCACTTATCGTTCCCTTATTCCTATATCTTGCAAAGTTAAGCTTTATTTTTGATTGTTTTTTCTCAACCTGGTACATATGGCGTTGTGTTGCCATAATTGCAAGTCCAGAGCTTATACTCGCATCATACTTTGTTCTATTGTTTATATCAAACTTTGCCCAGTCCTCTAAAGTCCTGGTAAACAGCATAGAACCCATATCTCCTGCCTCTCTAAAGTCGCCTTCAAAATCAATTCCTACATTCTTTTCTATATAAGATTCAATAGCAGCTGCATGAGACTGTTTTACATCTTCAGAACTATTAGGTATACCTCCTAGTTCTTTTTCACTTTTTGACAGTTTACTTATATGTTTATCTGGTCTATTCATAGAGAATCCTCTGTATCCTCTGTTCTTAAAATGGTATAGTAATCTAGGTTTATTATTTTCTACAAGTATAGGCATACCATAAAATACACAAGCCATTAATACTTCTTCAAAAAATATCTCAGCTGTCTGTGGTCTGGCTACATATTGTAGAAAAAACTCATTTGCAGGAGCTTCTTCCATGCTAAACTTAGTGATACCATGTAATGCTCCATTTGAACCTCCACCTCCTACTGTCCCAGATATATCATAAGAGTCACATCCAAAAGCTCCAATATGGTCGTTGCCTGGAAAGTTTATTCCGTTTCTTGTTATTACATTATTCTGTAATCCTTTGGAAGGAAACCAGCTTATTAAAAATCTACCTCTTTTATCAGGACTAAATATTACTTTACTATCTTTTATACCGTTCTCCCAATAAAAACCACCTCTAGTTAAATGATGCTCCATAATTAAAGAGTCATTATAATCTATTTGCTGGTATATTTTAGTTAGATTAAATAAAGACGATTTACTTTCATCTCTAAATGCGTGGGATTCTGTTCTAGGAAACTGTCTGTAATATTCATTAAGTGCATCTGCATCTGATTTTAATGAATCTACTTCTGCCTGCCAATAATCTATAGCACCATTTGTAATCCATTCACCATCTACTCCTTTAACTTTATCAAAAGGTTTTCTAAGTACAGGATGTCCATATACATCAATAAACCCTTCCATATTAAGTTCCATAGGTATAAACAAACTATACATTCCACTTTTAGTTTGTCCGTTGGCGTTTCTTTTTGTTATGTCTGAATCCTCAAAAAGCTTTTTAAAATTACTACCTCCTTTGTCTAAAGCATTTGATGTAGACCCCATAAGACACTTGCCTATAATCTTACTTCCTAAACGTAAACAAGTTTTAGTTACCCTCCAGTTATTAAGTATGTTATTAGGTTTTATCCATTTACCACTTTCATCATGTACAAGAAGTAATAATTTTTCACCATCATAAGAGTTATCATCTGTATTCTTCCAGTCTATAGTGGTATCTAATCCTGTAAGTTCATCATCTACAGCTTCATACATATTCTTTTTTGTAATCTTAGATGCTGGAACTCTAAACGCTAGTTCAGTTTTAGGTTTGTCCATACCATCTTGTATAGGTTTAAAAAAGAAAGGTAACCTATTTGAAATAGGAACTACCTTATCTGTAAACATTTTTTTAGAGTCAGCTCCAGTTTTTGATAATATACCTACCCTAGAATCTTTAGCAAGTGTTCCTGAATTTACACATTCTGATGACCCCATAAAAGAAAATCCTGAACGCCTAATTTTTAGATATATCATTCCAAAACTTCTCTTGTCTGCTTTACAAGCTTCCCAAAAAATATAAAACATTCTGTTAGCTTCTCTAAAGTCTGGGTATCCTACATCAATTGCGGACCATTGAAGATACATATAATGAGAACCTGTAATGTATGTTGGTTTTCCATTATTCATAAACCAATGTCCTTCTTCTCTTTTATCAAACTCTGCTTCTATATAATCAACCCATTTAGTTTTAAACTGACCAGGCATTTCATTCCATTGAAATATAGACTGTATTCTATTAAGTTCTCTTGGAAGTTCTTGTCTTTCCCAATATTGTTCTGCTTTGCTTTTTGACCTGGCAAAACATTTTTTAGGCTCTGCTGGCAACCCAATCCTAAGACCAGATATTTCTACAACATCTCCAACCTTACCAGTTTTAGATATACATACAAAGTCATACTTTTCATTATATCCATACTCCCAAGTCTTAGCCCTATTTTTATTTGCAAGTACACCTTTAGGAATATATCCACTCAGTGTTCTATAAATATTACTTCGAGCGTCTTTCTGCAAATCCTTGTTTTGTCTCAACTTTTGTGTTTATATTATTACGTCTTTCTGCAAATCCTTGTTTTGTCTCAACTTTTGTGTTTATATTATTAGACAATCCTATATTTTCTTCTTCTATATCTATCTTATTCAATATATCAAACGCATCAAATATGGCTAATTTTTTTGTAGCCGCTGCATTTTTTAATCTATCTGCTGCCAACTCATCTTCAGGGTCTGGCTTTATAATATCTTCTCTAGCTACTTTGATAAGCTGCTCTACTGCTTTCCTTCCAGCTGATATTATTTTCATCTTTAGCTCTTCTGAGTTCATATTCTTTTAGATGTTTTTCTATCCAATGTTCTCTGTAAATATCTCCATGTGGAAACTCAAGATTACATTGACTACATTTAATTTTATTTTAACTGTACAGTTATTTGATGGTCGTACATTCTATATAGCTTTTCTCCATCAACAGTAAACTCATATTCACTATCAGGTTTGAAACTAATATAGTCACCTTCAGATAACCCATAGCTTTTTAATTTTTTATTTATATACTTTAACTCACCCATAAGAGGCTCTTCTGACATAGGTTTGTGGATATAAGATTCTGTAGTCGGTATAGGTTTTACAAAACAATACCTATCATGACATATCCATTTGTCTTTCTTTTTGTACATAAAAAACTGCTCATTATCTACAAAAAACAAATCATCCATAAAAAAACTTTTACCACTTCTTTGTCTTCCTTGCATATCATAATAATACTTAAATACATTATGATGTACTAGCAATATGTCTCCAGTTTTTATATCGCCTGAATAGTGTAAAGGTGTAGAGATAACTACAGCCTCTCTATTAGATGCTAAATGATTTTCTTCAGAGGTACTGGTTAAAAAATCTATATCTCCTATTTTTTTACTGTTTTTATACCTTTTTCCTTCTAAAGGTTTTACTATAAAATAAAAAGGTGACCTCATTCAAAGTTTATATTATATTCTACAGATACTGGCATAGATGAGTTAAACTCTTTCCATAAATATACCTCATCTCCTTTTATAATCCATATTTTAAAAGAGTCTGATGTATTGTCATGTTTTATTAAATGTATCTGATGTGAACCTCCTAATATTTCCTGACCTACTATGTAATGCATTGCGCTTGACTTATAGTCAGAACCTATTGATATTTTTCGAATTACCATTGTATTAAATTATTAATACAAATATAACGATTATTTGCCTGGAAGTTTTACTCCTATCTTATCTGCCGTTCTTGCTCCGAAATATCCGCATAGCACCCATGTCAAAAGAGAAGCTGTATCTTCTGTAGGAAGTCCCATATACCATCCGCCTACATAAGCCAAAACTAATACTGTTAAAGTTAGAGGTCTTACATTTCTAGCAAGCCAACTTTGACTTCCAGAGTCTGCCACCCAACGTCTAGTTACACCATCAATCTCTGCTCTTTCTAGTCTAAGTTTTTCAAGAGCAATAGCTTTATCGCCTTCACTAAGTTCTGAATTTCCTGATATAAGTTCAGATATAACATTACCAGGCAATATAGCATCTCCTACTATTCCTAAAATAGAAGGCGCTTTTTCAATAAGAAACTTACCCACTCCAGTTTCTTTGAATGGTTTTTTCTTATTACTCATATATATCTGTATGTTGTGGTTTTACCATTTATTCGCTCGGCTTTAAGGGAGCGCTTTCTATTTTCATCAAAAGATATAAAACTTACATGAACCCAATCTGGATTATTGTCATCTCCAAACTCCCATATAAGCTGGTCAAAATCTAAATTATTTTTAATATAATGAAACATTTCAGCATTTGTCTTATGACCAAAGGTATCATCCAGGTCAATTGCTCTACCTTCGCAATGCTGTGAGCGTGAACTTCCACCGATAGCTCGGTTTAAATCTTCACATCTGAAAAAACTATTTATTTTTATAGGACCTCCTACAAATTCTCTAAGAGGTTCGAAAAGATTAATAGCAATATTAACCATATTAGAAACTTGGTAATCATCTGGTGTGTTGTTTATTCCTAATCGTGTAGCGGTATTGGATTTTATTCCTTCTTTGAATGATATGTGCTTACTTATTTTTTCCATACATTAAGTACCATTTGTGGACTGTATATCCTATTGATACTAAAAGTAATACAA